AGTGATGACAACAGGCCTGCAACTCAAGAGTGGTTGAAGCTGAATGATGTTCCTTGTGACAGGCTAATTATGAGGCCAAAAGATGACAACTCTTCTGATGCTGAATGCAAGCGCAAGCTGTTTGAGCAAAAGATTAATTACTCAAATGTTTGGTTTGTTCTTGAGGATAGAAAGTCAGTTGTTGATATGTGGCGTGGTGAAGGCTTGACTTGCCTTCAAGTTGCTCCAGGAGATTTTTAAATGAACATAAGAATCATTGGGAATGACATTGAGATTGATGGAGAGAAGGTTGCTCGTGTATTTGATGTGCGGGCAACTCTCAGAGGCCATCTTGAAGAAGCCATAGAAAAGGCAGAACGCTACGAGCGCATGGTTGATCATAAACAAAGTGAATCAGAGGATTTTTATGAAAAAGGTTTTGAACAAGGCAGAGAGCTTGGGCTTGAAGAAGGTCGCCAAGAAGGATATGAGAAACGAGAAGCTGAAGAACAGAATACCAACTGATTGCATTGCTGAGGCTCTTGAAACATTCAGAGAGCGCAACCAATCATATGGTGACAATTATCTTCAGCATGGGCAAGTTATGACTGTCTTGTTCCCTAATGGCATTGAGTTGAAGACTGTTGAAGACTGGAACAGGTTTGGGATTATTAATATGATCGTCGCAAAGATGACTCGTTATGCTCAGAACTGGCCTGATGTAAACAAAGGCACCATCGACTCGTTGCACGACCTAGGAGTTTACTCATTCATGCTTGAGTCAATTGATTCATTTAAGTGGGGAGCAGACGATGATAATATTTGATCTAGAGACCACAGGTCTGCCCAAAGCCGAGGGTTCTGATTTAGATATGCAACCGCGCATAATTGAGTTTGGTGCAATAAAATTAAATGATAAACTTGAAGAGATTGACAGAATTGAATTCTTCTGCAATCCTGGACACCCACTTGACCCAGTTATAACAAAGATAACTGGCATAACAGATGAAATGCTTAAAGATGAAAAACCATTCATAGCAAACTACTACAGGCTGTGTGAGTTTTTTCTAGGGTGTGATACTATGGTTGCTCACAACTTGCCTTTTGATCGCAAGGTTCTGAAATTTGATCTTGAGCGCATAGATAAAGTTTTGCATTTCCCTTGGCCTTATTGGCACATTTGCACTGTTGAGGTTGGGGAAAGTGTCTGGGGTAAAAAACGCAAGCTGGGTGACATCCATAAAGAAGTCACTGGTGAAGAAATAAAAGATGCTCACAGATCTGTTAATGATGTTGAAGCAACGATCAGGATACTTAAATGGTACAGAAGTGAAGGCCATGTTTAATGACACAGGATCAAATAAACGCAGAGATCGCTCAAATTCTTCAAGAGTGGCAAAAGAATTATATTGTCGCACCTCTGGATCAATTTTCAAATTTTCAAATAAAAAACGACATATTGCAATTATTGCTGAAAGTGAGAAAGGAAGATGTTAAATGTCAGAGCACGAACTGAATATTCATTCCGCAAAGCCTATGGACCATTATCAAAAGTCATCGAGGCTTGTGAGGGTGATACCATTGGTATTGCTGATTCTGGGACTTGGGGTCATGTCGCCTTCAATAACGCATGCCGGACAGCAGGAAAGAAGCCTATGTTCGGAGTTGAAATTCCAGTCGTTGGGGATCCAATGGCACGTGAAAAACAACCCGCAAATGGAATGTGTTTTATTGCCAAGAACAACACAGGCCTCAAAGAGATATATGAGCTCGTTACAAGAAGCACAAGAAAAGANAACTTCTACTACTTCAACAGGCTGGGATACTCTGATCTTTTTGATGTCTCTGACAATGTAATAATAACCAGTGGCACNCACCCTGANTGGGGAATGTTGCCTTTGGCCAGAAAAGACGATCTTTATATTGAGATGAATCCAATGAGCACCCGCAANGCTCTTGACTTTTGTGAGTCAAAAGGATTTAAGCCAATAGCAACCAGTGATAATTTTTTCCCATCAGCCAAAGACAAAAAGGCATATGAAGTTCTGATTGGCCGCAACAGGACAGACCGCACCAAGCCAATGCACATACTTAATGAGTGGGAGCTTAGGAGTTGCTTGCCTTGGATCGCTGATGAGGCTTTCAGCAACACATATGAAATAGCTTCTCAGTGCGAAGTAGATCTGCCTGTTGCTCAGATGATATCATTTGAGAAAACTAAGTCCCTGCTTCAGCTTTGCCAAGAAGGTGCTTTTCAGAGAGATGTTGACCTTTATGATGAAGTTTACAAGTCTCGCCTAAAAAGAGAGCTTGACATGATAGCCAGCAAAGAGTTTGAAGACTATTTCTTTGTTATTGCTGACATGATAAATTATGCAAAACAACATATGCTTGTTGGACCAGCCAGAGGATCATCAGCTGGTTCACTTGTTTGCTGGCTGCTTGGGATAACCGACATTGATCCTATTAAACATGATTTGTTGTTTGAAAGATTCATTGACATAACACGTGAAGATTTGCCTGACATTGATATTGATTTTCAGGACGACCGCAGAGAGATGGTCATTCAATATCTCAGAGACAAGTATGGCAAAGAGAAAGTTGCGCACCTCGGAACAGTATCTCGCTACAAAGCCAAAAGCACAATANCAGANGTCTCNAAAGAACTAGGCATNCCAGCTTGGGANGTGAANGACCTNAAAGGTGCAATNATNGANAGAAGCTCNGGAGATTCACGTGCAGCTTTTTGCATACTTGACACTTTTAATGACTTGGATGTTGGTCGAGCTGTTCTTGAAAAATACCCACAAATTAAAATCGCGGCTGAAATGGAAAATCACGCACGTCACACAGGTGTTCATGCCGCAGGAATTATTGTCACTGAAGAGCCAGTGCACAAATACTGTTCAGTCAGTCACCAATCAGGTGCAGCGATGATTGATAAAAAAGATGCTGAAGATCTTAATCTGTTAAAGATAGATGCTTTGGGGCTGAGGACTCTCAGTGTCCTGCAAGATGTTCTTGATCAGGTTAAATGGTCACGTGACCAACTTATAAATTTTGATCTAGAAGACCCGCAGGCATTTAAAATTTTGAATGATGAAAAATATGCAGGGATATTTCAGTTTGAGGGATATGCACTTCAGTCTTTGACTCGTCAAATGAAAGTTCAAAACTTTGAGGATGTGGCATCAATAACTGCTCTTGCTCGTCCTGGACCACTCAACTCTGGTGGCACAACTCAATACATTAAGCGCAGGACAGGTGAGAAGCCTGTTGAGTACCTTCACCCAATGACAGAAGAAATAACCAAAGTGACATATGGCGTAGTTGTCTATCAAGAACAAGTCATGACAATAGCCAGAGAAGTCGGAAAACTGACTTGGGAAGATGTATCAACCCTCCGCAAAGCAATGAGTAAATCATACGGCAAAGAATACTTTGATACGTTTTGGGAGAGATTTAAAGTTGGTGCAGCTGAAAACGATATTGAAGAAGATCAAGCCCAGCGCATATGGGATAATATCAACACCATGGGCTCATGGGCATTTAACAGAAGTCACGCCATCGCATATGGCATGGTAAGCTATTGGTGCTGCGTTTTGAAAAGTAGATTCCCACTTGAGTTTGCTGCAGCATGTTTGCGCAACGTCAAAGATGATGATCAAGGCGTAAGGCTTTTGCGTGAGGTTGTTAAAGAGGGTTCTGTTTACAAACCATATGATAAATTTAAATCCAAAGCCAACTGGTCAGTTCAAGATGGAGAGCTGATCGGTGGATTGATCGGTGTTAAAGGCATTGGACCAAAGCTGGCTGAAGACATAATAAATAGGCGTGATCTCAAACAACCTTTAACCCCAAGGCAAGAATCACTCCTAGACAACGGAGAAACGCCATACGACGATATCTTTGAGTGTGAGCGTAGGTTTGGGCATATTAAGGCTGACCCAGCTTCTCACAACATTGTAACACCCATTACAGACATACAGGATCTTGAAGCTGATAGGGCTGGGACATTTGTATTTTTCGGCAAGCTGAAAGAGAAAAACTTGCGTGACATGAATGAGACAGTCAACTTAGTCAAGCGTGGTGGTCGAAGGGTTGAAACCAACAATCTGTGGCTCAACTTGACGTTTGAGGATGACACTGGTCCAATCATCAGCACCATTGACAGATTTAAATATTCAAAGATGGGCAAGCCCATAGTTGAGGATGGCAGGATCGGTGATTGGTATCTCGTCAAAGGATCAATAAAGCTCGGATTCAGGAAAATTTATGTAGAAAAAATTCGTAAGCTGACATAACTCTTTGTTTATGTTAAAAATAAAAATCACTTTCTTGTTATTTTATTGTTGCTTTCTCTGGTCATTTGGCCGATACTAACAGAGTAGGAAGTTTTCTACTTTGAGAAAGGAAATTAAAATGGAAAAGCATACCCCCACTCGTCGCGCAATCACTGACTGGATCGGCAACCAACGCAAAACTTGGTGTGGTCCATACGCCATCGCTACTGTTTGTGGAACTGATTATGAGCCAGCCTATCAAACGGCAAAAAGTGTTCGCGGCAAGCGTCACGCAAAAGGCATCACCAACAATGACCTGCAGAAATCTTGCAAGGCTATGGGTGTCAAAGGTGAATGGTTCCCAATCTCAAGCGTTGGCGCAGGCAACAAGAAGAAGATGAAGCTCGAGAGTTTCCTCAAGCTCCTGCTTCCAGGCAAGGTGTATGTTATTCAGATCACCAAGCATTTCATCGTTGTTGACACTCGTGACTTCACGACCATCGACAACCAGAACCCAGAAGCATGGATCGCAATGGAAGCGACCAAGCACAAGAACAAGCTCGTCCACAACTACTTTGTAGTTGATAATCCGAAGTTCGATCCCAAGAGTGACGATGCTTGGTTAATTGAACCGCTGGCTGCATCGTCATGATCAGCTGGCACAATGCTCCTGAGTATTCTCACAAAGGATATATCTACAGGCCAGAGGTTGAACATGAGGATGAGGAAGGCATCCGCAAAGCAGCCCATCGTTTTGTGAGCAGGGTTGATCCGTATGACGTTATGGAGTGTGGNGANCATTCACCATATAGATGGATGACATTTGAACAAGCAAAAGAATTCATAAACAAAATGATAAAGGTGAGGTCATGATACCAGAAATACTTCAGATGGCATATGATTTAAAACATCAGCTTGATAACTCCAGTGACAAAGCCAACACATATGTAGATGGAGCAGAAACCGAATACAGTTCATATGAAAGAGTGCAAATGATAATTAAATTTTTGGAATACTGTAATGTTTACCCAGCATCTGGCATTCAAAATTATGACCCTGAAAGAGCAGGCAAGGAAGCATACGGCAATGTCATCATTGAAGATTGAAAAAGCTCACGGGAAATATTGCCTAGCGAAAATTAAATTAGATTCAGAATCTATGCAGAAACTTAGCAGCCTCCCAGGATTTAAAAAGTGGGTTGGCAGGGATCTGTTGTTTGATCCGACTGGTGCGAATATTGATAGGCTAGCGCATTGGTGGCCTGATGCTGAGTGGTCTGAAGAAGCTCAACCAATACTCGATAAATATATTGAAGGTCTCAAGCAAGCAGAAAGTACCCGCAAATCAAAAGAGGTTGATGCTCCTCTTAACGATGACTTCATGTTTAAGACTCGTCCCTTTGAGCATCAGCGCAAAGCATTTTACATGAGCCGAGATAAAGAGTCTTTTGGCCTATTGATGGAGCAAGGCACAGGCAAAACAAAAGTCATAATTGATAATGCCGCATACTTGTACTCTCAAAATAAAATATCAGCTCTAGTTGTAATAGCTCCTAATGGCGTTCACCGAAACTGGTTAGACAAAGAGATTCCAGAGCACATGCCTGATTGGTGCCCAGTTAAGTGTGTTTATTATTACTCTGGTATGCACAAAACGCACAAAGCCAAGTTTGATTCTGTCATCTCTTCAGAAGATTGCCTGAGAGTTTTCTCTTTTAATGTTGAGGCGTTTGTCAGCAATGCAGCTGTCGCTTTGATGAATAAAATATTGTTGAGCAATAATGCTATGTTGGTTGTTGATGAAAGCTCCCGAATAAAACGCCCAGGAGCCAAACGCACAAAAACAATAACTAAGTTTTCAAAGCAAGCTGACTACAAAAGAATAATGACAGGAACACCAGTCACAAAAGGACCAGAGGACGTTTACAGCCAGTTCAAGTTTCTTGACCCTAACATTCTGGGCTATGACAGCTTCTATTCATTCAAAGCCAGATATTGCATCATGGGTGGTTATGAGAACAAGCAGATAGTGTCTTATCAAAATATTCCTGAGTTGACAAGGAACATTGAAGGCCATTCATTCAGAGTCCTAAAAAAAGATTGCCTAGATTTGCCTCCAAAAATTTACCAGAGGCATTATGTTGAGATGTCCCCAAAACAAAAAAGACTGTATGATGAAATGCGTAAAGAGTTCATTGCCGAACTTGAAGGTGAGACAATTGATGCCCCAGAAGCAATAACTAGGTTGCTAAGGCTTCAACAAATTGTTTGCGGTTGGTTTCCTGCTGAAGATGGGGTTGTGCCTATTGATGACAAAAACATACGTTTGCAGGCTCTTTTGGAGATACTTTCGGACATAGACTCAAAAGTTATTATATGGGCACGATTTAAAGCTGATTTAAAGGCCATAGAGCGTGCGCTTGGGGAACTGGCAGTTGCTTACCACGGTGATGTTTCTAATGACCAGCGAGCGATAGCTGTAGAGCGTTTTCAGAATGACCCAAAGATACGTTATTTTATAGGCCAGCCGCAATCTGGTGGGATTGGGTTGACTCTGACAGCGGCTAATTATGCGATTTATTATTCAAATAGCTTTGATCTTGAGATCAGGTTGCAGTCTGAAGATAGGTGCCACCGCATCGGAACTAAAAACAGAGTGACTTATATTGATATTGAATGCCGCAAAACAATAGACAAAAAGATAATAACAGCCCTTCGGACTAAAAAGAACCTAGCAGATTACATCAACAAAGACCCAGTGTCTTTATTTTTAACAGAAGAAGAGGCATAATAAAATGAGTGAAAGCAACTTTTGGGTTTTACTGAGAAGCTCTTTGAAACTCAAAATGTACAGAGTTGAGAACAGGGTTATGAAAGGGATGCCAGATATTCACTACATTAAGAATGGCAAGTCAGGTTGGGTTGAGTTAAAATATCTTCCTCATTGGCCAGTTAAAAGGATGGCTGTGGGTTTAATGAAAAACCAATCTTTCTGGCTAAAGCAGTATGATGAAGAAAATGGTCGTTGCTGGGTTCTGATAAGGATCGGCAGAGACTACATTGCCCTAGTTGACGGCAAAGATGCTCCTAGGCTTTATGAACGCCCATCAAAGAAAGATTTTCTAGACCTTGTTCATTGGTCAAAGAAAGGTAACATGACTAAAATAGACTGGGATGAGCTGGTTGATGTTATAGCTAGTTAGCTGCTTGCTGTATTTTGCTGGCTGTTTCTGGAGATATAGTTTTTGTTAAGCTATCAATTGTTGGAGATGTTTGAGCAAACTCCCCTGCTTCAATAGCAGCGACACTCGCGCCACCTCTTTGCATTAAATTTACAATCTGATTGACTTTATTGGCCAATGCAATGCGTGCTGCACCATCAGTTAATGCTCTTTGCAACAACTCTGCGTCCTCTGAGACTACCATCTTAGCAACCTGTTCAAGTTGAGCTTGGCTTAAACCTTCTGCTCTTGATCCTAAGAATCCTTTGGCTAACCTTACACCAGCACCAAGATCAAGATTAGTAAGCAAAGATGTAGCATCTGCTAGACCTTGCGTTGTGCCTATCCTTTTAACACCTTCTTCAGTTATGGCTGTTGGCGAACCACCTAGTACTTTGTTTTTTGTTGCTATTGATTGTGCTGCTAGCTCAAGTTTTTTAAATGCTGCCTCTGCTGCATCTCCAGGATACAACTTTTCTAGGATCAGCCTTTCTTTGC